TCAATAAACTTAGAAAGTATTTGTTTAATTTCATTTTTTGCATATGCGGTAATAGTCGATAATTCAATACCTCGCGTTTCATAGACATCATCATCATTTTTTTGATTTAATAAAAATACAACGGGGCTAGCCGATAAATTGTATGATTTATCTAATTCAGAAATCTTTATAGGAATATCAGCCATTATACATATTTAATTTATTTCATAAATATATACATAATGAAACGGTTTAATAAGGTTATAGAAAATAGTCTTAAAGATAGCCAATTGGTAAGAGTTAAACTTAAAGTTGATCCCGCCAATTGTTCATCCGGTGAAATATTAAAATATAATGGATACGAAGGCTATATATTAGCTGAAAAAGAAACTTCTTATACTGTATATGTAGAAAATATTGGATTGGCTGTTGATCTACCCAAAACGATTGTATCAATACAAGATACTTTAAATCCAGTAGAAAAATTAAAAATTAATGCATTGCAATTTTTAATCAATAAAGGGTTAGCAGATGAAATTCTATTGAAATCAATTTACATGGCTTCTACACCCGAGTGTGTAGAAGCATTCTTGAGAGAAAAAGGAATGTCTGATTTTGATATTTTAGCAATATATAAAAATGCTTTATTTTGTTAATACTTAATAATGTAATTTAAAGATAAGAAAGGTTGAACATTATTATGGGGCATATTTCCACCTTCATTTGATAATTCTATAATAGTAGATGCTGTAGTTTTTTCATCATATTTTGGATTTCGTTTCCCAGCTTTCCTCGCCCTAACCTCTGCAAATACTTCATGATTTTGTGGTGTAGTAGCTGAATTAGTCCCCCCATCATTTTTCCACCAATTAAATTTCGTCAAGTCCATATAATCGTGTGTGTGGCCGATTAAGTCTTTATGCGAATGCCTAGGCATTTGGCTTTTAGTTATTGTTTGTGAATATGATCCGCCGGTAGATCCCAGCGTTATTGAATCTAATATATCTCCTATTTCGACCTCATTATTATTAATACCACAATAACCCATGGGAATTTTACCCTTCAAATTTGGTAATGTAAATGTGTCAGAAGTCACCGGTCCGTATGTAGAACCTAATATTTCGTATAGTCTTTTATATTTAATACGCGACACTGTTTGCCCGTTACATAATAGCCAACCATCTAATTTATCAAATTGTGTAATTTTACCTGCATATAGTTTAATACATCCTACAGGTATTTGAATATCTAACAATTTTTGTATAGTCTCTTCGATATACTTTGATACATCATCAGCTGTTGTATATCTAGTTTCTAGAGCTTTATTAATAGGATTTTCTTGATTAACAATAAAAACATCATTTCCATCAAGCGGATATGCTTTTTGCAACTCTGATATTTTTATCATATTATCCATAGATTATCTTTATTTAAGGTTTATGATATTTTTATGAGTACATATGTCTCTACTAAGGTAATTGAATTGGGTTCTTGCGCTTTCAGACAATGGAAAGCAGTACAGTCACATTGCAGCTTTGTGCATGGATATCAATTAAAGGCTAAGTTTTGGTTTGGCTGTTCGGAATTAGACGAACGTAATTGGGCTGTAGACTTTGGTGGTCTCAAAGAACTTAAAGCAAAATTACAGCATCAATTTGATCATACATTATGTATTGCAGCTGACGATCCACAATTATCTTTATTTCAACAATTACATGATGCAAAGGCTTGTGATTTAAGAATCATGCCTAATGGTGTTGGCATTGAAAGAACAGCAGAATTCTGCTTCAATCTCGCATCAGAACACATCAAAACATTAACAAATGGAAGATGTTGGGTAGAAAAAGTAGAAGTATGGGAGCATGATCTTAATTCTGCTACATATAAAGGTAAAACTTTAACAGAAGCTGTTGTACAAGCTGCTACAGTACCAACACCACCAGAGGTATCACAAGTAAATCGTGGTGCAGCTGTAGGTAATCAAGTAACAACAGGATTGGGTGGTTTATTTAAAGGAACTAGCTGGGGATGATAAAAAGAGAAAGAGATCCTAATTTAGTAGGACTTGAAAATAATATATTTTCGAAGATGAATGAAATTTTAGGGCCTGATATAAAACAATCGAGCCCTAAAACAGATGTAAAATTTGTTTCTTTTGAAGATGCTTTAAAAGAATTATTAGAATTAGAAAAATCTAGTGTTGTACCGACTCTAACTTCTTCACAATAAATTTAAGAATCTGAGATCTTACAACTTCATTTTCAGTGAAGAGGAAGGTATGAATACCTTGTTCTTCACTTTCTTCGTTATTAAAGACATGTCTAATTTTGGAAAATCCAGATTTATTTCCAATATCTGCTTGGAATGAATCACCTATAATAATATATTTTGAATTCTCTCCGAAACGTGTCAAAATAGTTGTTAATTCAGCAGAGTTCATATTCTGTGCTTCATCTACAATAACAACAGAATCTCTGAATGTTAAACCCCGGACGAAATTAACAGGCATACATTTAACAAAATTATCTCTCATAAGATCACCGCCAATTTTTGGGCCTACTAATTCATCTAGTTTCTCTATCAACGGTAATGACCATGGTTGAAACTTTTCTTGCAATTCACCAGGCAAAGATCCCATACTTTTTGAAGCACTTTCTACTATACTTCTAATATAGATAATATTATTAATAGATTTTGTTTTAAGCATTTGTAAACCGGCTAATACTGCAAGATAGGTTTTAGCTGTCCCGGCAGGCCCATCAACAAATACCATTTTTGTTTGATCATACATTAGCATTTCAAGGAATGAATTATGAACATCATTCAGTTTGAATTTGTTTTGTATTTTAAAATTACAAAACCAATCTTTTCGTTTGCTAACTTCTAGGTTATGAAGAAGTACATCTGCATCTAATTTGAGATCCTCTTCTTCTTGCATCCGTTTTCTGGTTTTCTTGGCCATTAAACTTATTTATGGGTGATTTGCATACATGCCCACGTTATTATAAAACATGGATAATTTAGATGATAATGAAACTATGTTTATCTCTGATGATAAACTCTTTTATACGTTAGAAGGAGAAGGTAAGTACGTTGGCATGCCTTCTGTATTCTTGCGTTTATCAATGTGTAATCTTACCTGTAAAGGATTTGCATCTCCTGATTCACCACATGGATGTGATTCATTTGTTTCTTGGTCTGTTAAGAACAAGATGACATTTAAAGAGATTGATCAATATATGCTTGATAATGGCTTTGTTGAGAGATTAAAAGCAGGAGCTATTCTTAAGCTTACTGGAGGAGAACCTTTCTTACAAGAAAAGAAATTATTAAAATTTATTAGTTATTTTGAATTAAAGAATGGGTTTATTCCAAAAATTGATTTTGAAACAAATGGTACATTAGTGCCTTCAGATGAATGGTTAGATCTGGGCGCGACATTTACTGTATCGCCAAAATTATCTTCTAACGGTGATCCAGAGAAGAAACGATATAATTTAGATGCTCTAAAATGGCATAAAGATAGTAATCGTTCATCTTTTAAATTTGTGATTCAATCTGAAGATGATATTGATGAAATTGTTGAAAAATATATTAATAAATTATTTTTAGATAATAAAGATATTTGGTTTATGCCTTGTTGTGGTTCTCGAGAAGAACACACCGAAAAAGCTACAAAAGTAGCTGAATGGGCTAAACAATGGAATGTCAATTTTTCACCAAGATTGCATTTAGTACTTTGGAATAAAGCTCTTAAAGTTTAATATGGATACACAAAAAGTTTCAAAAATCTTTATCATGAATGGTGATAAAGTATTACTATTGTTATCTAAACACTTAAACAAATATCATTTACCAGGTGGCCATGTAGATCAAAATGAAACATTTGAACAAGCTCTGCAAAGAGAAATTCATGAAGAAACAGGACAACAATTAAAATATTACCATCGTATTGGATTTACTAGTTATAATATTTGTTTATATATCGGTAAATTAAAATCCAATCATATCAAATTATCAGATGAACATCTGAAATATATTTGGGCACCTATCAAAGATGCATTGAAATTAAATGTATGCAAATTTACATATAGAGATATTCGTTATTTGCAAAACATTTTAAATGTAACTAAAAACACAATCATTGACTCTAACGAAGAAGAAGATAATTAATACTATGAGAATTGCAATTAGTGGTACATCAAATATAGGAAAAACCACATTAATCGAAGACTTTATCAAAGAATGGCCCAATTATACAAAAAATAATTATACCTATCGTTCTTTATTAAAGAATCATAGTAAAAGTACTGATCAAGATACACAATGGATGATCTTGAATAACATGATTGACGAATTACAAAAATATAGCAAAGATGATTATGTAATTTTTGATCGTTGTCCTTTAGATAATTTAATCTATTCACTTTGGGCAAACGGATATAAAAAAGTAGATGATGCATTTATTTCTAAATGCATTCCACTAGTAAAAGAAAGTATGAGATTTTTAGACATTATTTTCTTTTTACCAATATCAAAGATGTCACCAGTACCTATTGTTAATGATGGAAGACGTGAATCTGATCCCGAATATATTCAAGAAATTGATAATATTTTTAAAGCTATTGTTCAACAATATCAATGTAATTTAAATTCTACACCATTTTTTCCAGCTGACGATTCACCAGGTGTAATTGAAATTTTCGGCAATAGAGAACAACGTATCCAATTAATTAAACAATATTTAAATGCAAATGGTGATGTCTTTGGAGCAGAGCATGATACATTATTTTCTGAAGAAAACCTCAAAGAATTAAAAGCTCTTCTAGAAGAACAAAAAGACACACACTATTCTGAACAATTCAAGAAAGAGCAAATTGCAATGCTTAATGAATTAAAGAAAGAAATTAGTAAGTCTTAATATATTTTATAAGGTAAATCGGCGCTTCATTTAAATCTGCTGCGGTAATATCAACAGGTTCTTGTGATATACTCATTGGATTGTTTTGTGTCACATTCTCTGTTGTAGTAGTAAAATTATTAGTAATATAATCATCTAACATGCTTTCTAGTTCACTTAATTGGAAAGCTGTGACCATACCACCAAGTGAATATTGTGGATATAATCTATTCACATCTAATGTTAAATTTTTACTTGTGACGCGTGCATTTACATCACCTTGTATTGCATTGCTGGTGCGTTTCATTGGAGCATATACCGAAAATGTACCCCATCCCGCATCTGTTGAGACTACATCTCTTATATAACATGGATAATTACATGCTGCCTCATTTGCGGGTATAATGATAAAATCATTTTCATCCAAAACAAGTAATTCTCTAGGAGGTACTGGATCAAGATATGATGAAGCTACATTACCTGAATCTAAAACTACTGTTGCGGTACCAATATATAATTGTTTAAAATTTTCATATATTTCAGAAGATAAAGACTCAATAGTATTGACCACGCCTGCGCTCATCAATGCAACAGTATTGGCTATTGATGATACTTCTACAGATAATGTAGTATTTTCCGGGCCTATTATAAAATTTTCATAATCAATAATAGATGTACCATCTGGCGTTTCTAATATCATATAATCACCAGGTGCAACATTTTCTACTACAGGCAAATCAAGTATATTGATATCATCTTTTTTAATAGCCATTGATTTTATTTACACAAAAATTAAAATATACTATGAACATTTTAGTCACTGGCGGATATGGTTTTATCGGTAGTAATTTCATTAATTTTATTTCTAAAAAAGATGAAATTAATAAAATTGTGAATATTGATTCAGTAACTTACGCAGCAAACAGGACAAATATTTTTGTTAACCCCAAAATAACAAACCTTGAATTAGATATTAATAGACAACATTTAATTTTTAATCATTTGTGCAATTTTGATATAACTCATATCGTACATTTTGCAGCAGAAAGTCATGTAGATAATAGCATAACAGGCCCCGAATCTTTTATTAAAACCAATATCAACGGAACATTTTCCTTATTAGAAGCAGCCAGACAATATGGAAAATTAAAAAGATTTCATCATGTATCTACAGATGAAGTATATGGATCACTTGGGCCTATAGGTTTTTTTACTGAAACAACACCATACAATCCAAGATCACCTTATTCAGCATCAAAAGCAGCATCTGATCATTTAGTAAATGCATATCATCACACTTATGGTTTAGATACCACTATCAGTAATTGCTCTAATAACTACGGCCCTAATCAACATATAGAAAAATTAATTCCCAAAATTATTACAAATTTAAAGAATGATAAAAAAATTCCAATTTATGGTACTGGTCAAAATGTGAGAGATTGGTTATATGTAGAAGATCATTGTGAAGCTATATGGAAAATTTTAATCAAAGGAGTTAATGGTGAAACATATAATGTCGGTGGTGATTGTGAAATGAACAATTTGCAAATAGCAAAAACAATTTGTAAATTGTTAGACAAAAATCCCGAAACATATATTGAATATGTTGAAGATAGAAAAGGACACGATTTTAGATACGCGATTGACTTTACAAAATTAAATAATAATCTAGGATGGTTACCTAAGACATCATTTGATTCTGGGCTACGTAAAACTATTGATTTTTATACAAAATAATATTAATACATATATGGCTAAAATAGGTTTAGGCGTTCTTACATACAAGAGACCTGATTATTTCAAAGAATGTATTAATCGTATTGATGCATCAAAATTAAACGAAATTGTAATTGTTAATGATGGCACACCTTATAATATAGAAATACCGTGGCATGTTATACAACATGAAAAAAATAAAGGAATTGGTATTTCTAAGAATGATGCTTTAAAATATTTGCAATCAAAAGATTGTGATTATTATTTTTTAATGGAGGACGATATCCTTATTAAGGATAATAATGTTTTTCAAAAATATATAGAAACCTCATTAGAAACGGGCATACAACACTTTAATTACAGCCAACACGGGATAATGAATAAGAAGCAAGGTACTGAAATTCCAAATCCGCGTACCAGAATTGATTATAAAAATGGCATTTCTATAGATTTGTATCTCCATTGCGTAGGCGCCTTTTCATTTTATACTAAACGTTGTCTATCTGAATCAGGATTGATGGATGACTTTTATTATAATGCAACAGAACATTTAGATCATACTTATACTATCATCAAAAAAAATATGCATCCTCCCTTTTGGTGGTTTGCAGATATTGCGAATTCAAATCAATATTTAGAAGATTTTCCTTGGTCACCATCAACTAGTACCATATCACAAGGCAGTGATAGAAATAATATTATTGCTAAATCATATGAACATTTTATCAATAAACACGGGCACCATATATTGAATACCCCGAATATGACATTAGATCAAGTAAAAGAAAAATTAAAACAAATTTATAAAAACAAATGAATGATATTACTTTAATAACATGTTCATATAATACTCCTGAAGTTACTAGCAACATGTTAAAATCATTTATTTTGTTGCATCCAGAAGTAGATATTTTGGTTTCAGACAATTCAACAAATGATGATACTAGTATTATTTTAGAAAACGCAAAAATACCATTTTATAAAAATAAAGGTTGTCCTCACGGACCATCAATAGATCCGCTTTTTGAAAAAGTATCTACTAGATATTGTTTATTAGTTGATACAGATTTAATTTTTTTAAAACCACATGATGATATTTTTGAAAGTTTTAAAAAAATGGAATTGTCATTGATGGGAGAAATTGTCGGTGACAGGGGAGGTAAAAAATTGTTTAAACGAGTAAATCCGTGGCATTGTTTTATCGATTTAAAACAAATTAAACAACATAATATTTCTTTCTTTGATAAAAAGAGAATGGAGCAACGCGGAGAACGAATTTATGATGTAGGTTCTTCCTTCTTCGAAGACATTAAAAAAATAAATTTAAAAATAGGGTCTTTTGATGGCAATAATCATTATTATAAACATTATGAAGGAATGTCTTGGCGTGTTAATAAATTCAATAAAAATTTAAAGACAGATGAAAACATTGACTTATTACCAGATGCTAATCATTGCAATGAAGCCTTAATGAAATATGGGTTAATGGTGAACGAAATTTATAAACAAGAGACAAGGTCTTTTAACAATATACCATTACAATATGGACATTGATGTAATTATATTATCAAATACACAAGATTTAAAATATTATGGTTTACTACAAAGAACCATTAATACATTAGTGTGGTCTGAACCTAGATTTAATTTCAATATTATTGTAGTAGAATCTAATGAAAAATATCTAGAAAAGGGATTTGTATGTTATAATTGCAATAAAATTATTACACCTAAGGAAAAATTTAACTACAATAGATTCCTTAATATTGGTTTAAAAGAAACACATAGTGATTGGGTTATTATTGCAAATAATGATTTAATTTTTAGTAAAAATTGGTTAACAAAAATTTTCGAATTTCAAAAAAATAACAATGAATATAAATCATTTTCTCCTTTTGAACCCAATTGGCATTGTCATAAATCATTAGAAAATAATGAATTTTATAGTGGATATAGAGCAGCTTATGAAATCACGGGTTGGTGTTTACTTATAAATAGAGAAGTTATTGAAAAGTGTGATTTGTTTGACGAAACATTTGCATTTTGGTATCAAGATAATGATTATGCCATGACATTACAAAAACACCAAATAAAACATGCTCTAATTAGAAGTTCAAGAGTTTATCACGAAAGCAGTCAATCACATAAATTGTTGGGTGATAAAGAAAATGAACTAACACATGAACAATCAGAAATCTTTTATAACAAATGGAAATAGAATATAATTTCGGTGTATATTTTATATATTGTAACAATTCATGGAAAAATATTTTTGATGAACAAATAGAGGATATTAAAAATTCTAAAATTTTGGATAAAATTCATACATTATTTTTGTCTGTTAATTTTTTTAATGATGATGATTTATCTTATATAGAAAATAAAATATCTAATTTCAAAAATGTAAAAATAGCTAACAAATATAAAAAAAATTATTTTGAATTCGAGGCACTGCGTGTAGTTAAAGAAATATGCAAAAAATATATATGTAATATATTTTATATACATACTAAAGGAGCAGGTTTGTCTGAAACAAATAAAACATTTTATCATAATTCAACTGACCTCAATCATCTTTCAGCGTGCGTAAGAGATTGGAGAAAATTTATGGAATCAGAAATATTATATAATGCTGATTATATAATTAATCAATTATCTTACTATGATGCGTGTGGCGTAAATTTGACAAAAGAACCCAAAAATCATTTTTCTGGTAATTTTTGGTGGTCGAAATCATCTTATATAAATAAACTGCCTGATATTGATATTATTAGTAATAATAGATGGAATGCGGAATTTTGGATAGGAGAAAATGCGGGTAATTTTTTGAATCTAAAGACAGAAAAAAAAGCCGGTTATATACACCGGCTTTAGACTACAACATACTATCTATTGTATCATATATAGTGAATTTTGGTTTAAACCCAATACTCTTCATTTTTGATGTATCAAGATACATAGACTCAACTTGAACAATCTTATGAAAATCAGTAGGTTCCATAGAACCAATATTACTAGTAGAATTTAGCTTAGCTTTAGCGTAATCGATTACATCTTTAAATAAACTAGGTATACCGCTAGACAGATTATATATATTACCATTAATGCCTCTTTCCACTGCCAGTTTTATACCACTTACTACATCTCTCACATCTATATAATCTCTATAAAAAATACCTTCTTTATAAAGTTTTATGTCTTTATTTTCTTTCATTTCATTAATCAAAAATTGTAATGCGTTTTTCTTTTTTGAAGAATTATTATCACTAAATCCGATTACATTACCCAGTCTTAAAATTTTATAATTTAAATTAAATGTTTTGCAAAATGATTCAATTAATAATTCTGCAGCATATTTTGTAATAGAATAAAAACCACGCGGTTTGCAAACAGATGATTCATTTGCGGGTAGATCAGTATCCCCATAAACAAACCAAGAGCTAATAAATGTAAATTCTACATCTCTATTTTTACATTCATTTAAAACATTCATGAGATATGATAAATTTGTATCAATATCTACATGTAAATCATGCAAAACATTATAATTATCAGTTGTACTAATAAAGTAAACAATTTTTTTACTAAGAGGGGAATATTCCCCTCTTTTTAATAAGATTACATCTTCACTATAGGTATTGCAAAAATGTTTCCCAATATAACCAGTTCCGCCATATACAGATATTTTATCATTCATGATTAAATTGTTTCAATGTATTTTCAATATATTCAAAAACATTATCATTATAATGTGGTGCCGCCCCGACAAAAAATACCTTATCCAATACCTTATTAGCTTCAGGATATTTTTTATAGTCATCTAAAAAACTATATCCTGGATGTAATAATATATTACCAGCAAAATAATTTCTTGTTTGTATTTTATTTTTCTCTAAGAAAGAAACTAATTTTGTTTTCAAATCTCTAGTTTCACAAATAATTGGTGTACCAAACCAACTAACATCTGCCTTTTCCAATGTTGTGGGTATTTTGATGTTCTTTACATTTTCAAGAAAAATTTTTGATATTCTATCTTTAGAAATTTTACGCCTAGATTCAATTTCGTCGACTTTTTCTAATTGCACGCAACCTATCGCACCCTGAAGATCTAGCGGTTTTAAATTATATCCCATATTAGAAAATACATATTTGTGATCTATTATTCCGTCAAAATTTTCTAACCAATTATCAAACCTATTACCACATGTACCACAACTCAACAGATTTGCGGAACCTATACAGTAGCAATCTCTGCCCCACCAACTCAAACTGACAAATAATTTTTTTAAATCAACATCATCAGTACAGATCATGCCACCTTCACCTGTTGAAATATGATGTGCGGGGTAAAATGAATTAGAAAATGCGACATAATATTCATTTAAATATTTTCCATCCCACTTACTACCTAAACTATCACAATTATCCCCAATCAATTTTAAATTAAATTCTTTGCAAATTTCTTTTAATTTATCAATATCTGGTGGATTACCTAATACAGGTGAAACAAAAATAGCTTTTGTTTTGTTTGTAATTTTATTTTTTATTTGTGATATATCAAAATTTAAAGTCTCCCATTCTATATCTATAAAAACAG